TTACTTCTTCGCCTCTGCAACCACTTTGCTACCCACGCCGCGGTTATTGTATTCCCACATGCGGTTGTAGTTAGTGTCATTCAGATTGCGCTGTATTTCGTCGCTATCGTCAACGCTGCCGGTGTTACCCGCAAACGGACGATTAGAGATCACCGCATCGCCCCACGGTTTAGCCGTGTTAAAACCTTCGTTGATGGCGCTATCACGGATCACCACCTGACCGTTGGTATTGGCATCAACATCCAGCGAGCGGCCCAGTTGTGCCACGCCATCACCGGAAGCATTGAAACGGCTGTTTACGGCGAGGAAACCGTAGTAAATGTTGGACAGCGTAGCCGGTGCAAACACATACGCTTCTTGCTGAGTACGTGAGTTCACCACGCGGAATTCGGTGTTATCGAACACCACTGCGCCGCGACCAGAAACGATATCCACATCCCCTTCAATGTAGCTGTTGGTCACCAGCGTACGCGGCTGACGATTCGTTTCCAGACGGTTCTGCACACCGCTGTTGGTGACAAAGAAGGTGTTCTGACGACCGAGAATGTTAACGTTGTTAATCTGTACCTGGTCACCGTCAGTACGCAGTGCCACCGCCGGATGGTTACCCGCATCTACGCTATCACCCAGCGTGTTTTCGATGGTCAGGTTTTGCAGTTGCAGGCCATTGTTTTGTGACCAGAAGACCGCAGAACACAGAACACCGATACTGTCGCTGCGTTTGCTCTGGCAGCTATCGTACATATACCACGCTGGTTTACCTGGCATATATTTGCCGCGCGGGTTGACGTCGTGACGCCAGTCGGCAGGGCTCATGCCCCCATCAAGGGAAAGCCCAATCTTCACATCAATCGGTTTTTCACCTGTACCGTACAGAGTAATTCCACCTGGAGCAGCAGGGACATACACCGTTCCCTGATACTCACCAGGCATCACGGCAATATACTGGCGCTTGTTGGTGCGCTTGATAATTGCCGCATCTACCGCCGCCTGAATCGTGGTATGCGTTACACCTTGAGTACCCGCCGGGCCGACAACAAAGTCAGGTTGCGCAGGCAGGGTTATCGGGGACGGATTCCACGCTGCAGCACCTGGTGTCAGGGATGCAAAATAGTGTTGAGCATCGAAATTCTGCGCTTCTTTTGCCGACAGAATCGGGCGAGAAGAGGTACCAGGCGCAGTTTGATCAGAAGGACGTTGATCGGGTGGTGTTGAGCTACAGGCGGTCAGCGTCACGCCAAAAGCCAATGCCAGCGCCAGACGGGAAACTGAAAATGTGTTCACAGGTTGCTCCGGGCTATGAAATAGAAAAATGAATCCGTTGAAGTCTGCTTTTTTATACTAAGTTGGCATTATAAAAAAGCATTGCTTATCAATTTGTTGCAACGAACAGGTCACTATCAGTCAAAATAAAATCATTATTTGATTTCAATTTTGTCCCACTCCCTGCCTCTGTCATCACGATACTGTGATGCCATGGTGTCCGACTTATGCCCGAGAAGATGTTGAGCAAACTTATCGCTTATCTGCTTCTCATAGAGTCTTGCAGACAAACTGCGCAACTCGTGAAAGGTAGGCGGATCCCCTTCGAAGGAAAGACCTGATGCTTTTCGTGCGCGCATAAAATACCTTGATACTGTGCCGGATGAAAGCGGTTCACGACGAGTAGATGCAATTATGGTTTCTCCGCCAAGAATCTCTTTGCATTTATCAAGTGTTTCCTTCATTGATATCCCGAGAGCATCAACATGCAATGTTGTAGGGATGGCAATTTTTACGCCTGTTTTGCTTTGTTCGACATAAAGATATCCATCTACGATATCAGACCACTTCATTTCGCATAAATCACCAACTCGCTGCCCGGTAACAACAGCCAGTTCCATTGCAAGTCTGAGCCAACATGGTGATGATTCTGCTGCTTGATAAATTTTCAGGTATTCGTCAGCCGTAAGTCTTGATCTCCTTACCTCTGATTTTGCTGCGCGAGTGGCAGCGACCGGGTTTGTTGTTATATGGCCTTCAGCTATTGCCTCTCGGAATGCATCGCTCAGTGTTGATCTGATTAACTTGGCTGACGCCGCCTTGCCCTCGTCTATGTATCCATTGAGCATTGCCGCAATTTCTTTTGTGGTGATGTCTTCAAGTGGAGCATCAGGCAGCCCCCTCCTTATTGCTTTAATTTTGCTCATGTAATTTATGAGTGTCTTCTGCTTGATTCCTCTGCTGGCGAGGATTTTTTCGTAGCGATCAAGCCATGAATGTAACGTAACAGAATTATCACTGTTGATTCTCGCTGTCAGAGGCTTGTGTTTGTGTCCTGAAAATAACTCAATATTGGCCTGTATTGCTTCAGTGATTGCTATCCTCCTGTCTCGGCCTAAACCAAACTCTTTACCCGTCCTTGGGTCCCTGTAGCAGTAATATCCATTGTTTCTTATATAAAGGTTAGGGGGTAAATCCCGGCGCTCATGACTTCGCCTTCTTCCCATTTCTGATCCTCTTCAAAAGGCTACCTGTTACTGGTCGATTTAAGTCAACCTTTACCGCTGATTCGTGGAACAGATACTCTCTTCCATCCTTAACCGGAGGAGGGAATATCCTGCATTCGCGCACCCATCGACGAACTGTTTCAAGGCTTCTTGGGCGTCGCTGGCGTGCGTTCCACTCCTGAAGTGTCAAGTACATCGCAAAGTCTCCGCAATTACACGCAAGAAAAAGCCGCCATCAGGCGGCTTGGTGTTCTTTCAGTTCTTCAATTCGAATATTGGTTATGTCTGCATGTGCTATCTGCGCCCATATCATCCAGTGGTCATAGCAGTCATTGATATTCTCCGCTTCGATAACTCTGTTGAATGGTTCTCCATTCCATTCACCTGTGAATTTGAATTTCATTAAGTTTCACCTGTAAAAAAAGGAGCCGAAGCTCCTTTGATATTAAAATTCGAATTGTCTCGCCCGAAGGCTTTTTAACATTGGTCTTGCCCGTTCGAAAATGGCGCTTGTCTGGTCAATTCGTGTTGCCTCCCTGAGCAATGCGTCTCTGTTTTTCGTCACCGTGTAGAAAGTCTCAAACGCGATGTCATACAGCTTGCTCGCGTATGATGAGTTCAGTTCCTTCAATATCGGATACAGGCGTTTGCTGATGTCCTGTGCTTTCTCCATCTGTACCTGCATGTAGCAGAGGAGGATGATTTCCTCGTCTGTGAATTGCTGTGCTGGTTGCATGCTGCGAAGTTTCTTTTCGCACTCGATGAAGTATCGGCGTATCTGGCGGCCTTTTTCGTTACGCTCAACCATCGCCAGTTCTTTGGCTGTGTCGAGAGTTAGGTGGTAGTCCTTGCTACGGCGATCACCTCCTCGCCCTTTGGTTTGCCCATTTTGGCAAATCAAAATATAGTCCTGGCTTTCAACGAATCCATATTCAGCAATGCGTTCTTTAACCCAGTGCGCGAACATTCTGCCCACACCAAGAAAAGAGTGTAGATCACGAGCGTTAACTAGAAGAATTGTTTCGTTGTCGATAGTGCCGTTGAATACGGGGATGAGTTGACTGGTCATGATGACCTCCTTTGAAGTTTTAGTTAGCAATCACCAGTTAGTGGCTGGTGATCGGGTGTCAACTAGAGCCTTCAAAGATGCTCCGGGCATATTCCCCTTGCGGGTATTGTATTACGCCTCTCCACCCGACCTTTGTACGGATGTGACTATGCCAAATTGCAGGCATAAAAAAGCCGCAAAGCTATCGGGTGCGGATGACCGCTTTGAAGTTCTAGTGCGGTCAGTATGCGATAGCTCTGGCGGATTTGTCAAATCATGTAGGCCTTATCTTGCTGTAAGCCGCGCCATTCGGGCTTTTCCCCAGATTTGGGGGAAACTATCTGCGAAGTATTCACCTTTAACGGCAAGTTGCAGGTTAGCCACGACCTTCCTCCTTTGGCTTGTGAATTTGTATCGTCATGTCGCTTTGAGTGGTGACTACAATGATAGAACCAGGCTGAAGGCTGTTAAGATTGAATGCTTCGTAAAACGAATCCAAGGCCAGCGCTTTTTTATTCTTTCGGTTCCACCAACGCCATCCCTTGCTACAGGCTACACTGACAATCCACTGTCCACTCCTATAAGCCAAATAAAACCAGATGAGCAAAACCTGAAGGAATGCTATCCAGTCAATAATCGTATATTTCGCGAAGGAGTCCATCAATTAACCTCCTGCGGCGGTTCTGGTAGCGGCATCCAGTGAGTTGCTTGCTCAATACCATTACCCGGCTTAATCGTTGCATCTCCGCGCCGAAAGGTGCTTCCGGTATAGCGTGCGGAGCATATTAGCGGTTCAACCAGAGAGCTATCGAAATTCACCGAAATAAGCACGTTCTGGCCCTTTTCAGGCATTCGATCACTACAGCTTATCCAACTATCCGGAGTTACCGGAGAGTTACCAGCCTCATAAGCGGATTTCATCCAGTGCGTAAGCGTTTCGATGCTTACACATCCGCAATCAACGTCTATTTTTTCTTTTTGTTCTGACAACCATTCCTGGAATGACAGCTTGGCAGTCTGGCTTGCTGGATCAATTCGTGGCAGGCCGATATATAGTGGTACATTTCCCGGCTCCATCGAATTGTCGGGACAAATAAACGTGTTACAACCATATTTAACGAGCTCAATTCCCACTGTGTCGATAGTGGCGAATGGTTCAGTGGTCAATGCAGTCAACGCAATTTCATAAGCACGGCGCTCAATATTATCTCGCACGTCCAGGCTGCCGATTCGCTCTTTGATTTCTTTAATCATTTCTTTGTCGGTGAACGTTGTCATGTGTTAGTCCTTATCCACTTCAACGCCATCTTTCAGCGTGATGCCGTGCCAATCATCAGCCCAACTGGTTAACCCAGGCGCATCAATGCTAGGCATATAGACGCTTGCAGTGTGGTAGCCCTTATCGTTATCAATGCTGGCAACGTGCTCGCCGTTGTATGCGCTCAGCGTGTCTAGGACACTATAAAACTTTCCTCCGGCTGCCCTGAAATCCTTTACAGCCTTCACAAGACGATTCCACGCTTTTTCCTGTTCTGGCGTCAGGTCGATTAATTCCTGCAAAGTTGCCATTTCAGTTTTCCTTATATGGGTTAATTTTATTGTGCAGTGTGTTGAACGACGCCCATACCACGTCGTTATACAACTCAATAACTAGCTCAATTATTTTCCCGATTGCCCAGACAAAAATTAGCGGGGATATCGGTGTCATCAACACGATAAACAGAATGAGAAACAAAAATTCTGTCGCTCTACTTTTTCGCGGATATTCTTTTCTGAATAATGTAGGCACATCACTCTCCTTTGTTGCTCCTCAAAATTTTATGCCCTGGCGCAAAAGCACGCGTTTTGTCTTTGTTTATTCGCCAGCCATCCTTGCGCGCCTCTTTTGCACAGCCAGCCCATGACGTACCGATATACTCACCGAAATCTGGCGTTTGATATTTACCATTTGTACACTGGCGACAATCACAGTAGAGATGCATGGTGTAACTTGCGGCAATAGCCATATCCCCCTCCTTTACCCTGAAGCATGGCGTCGCTCCGCTCTATACCATCCAGCGCGATTCGCAGTGCCTGAATTGTGGTAGTGCTATCGTTTGGGGCTATTCCATATCGCTCGAATACAGCTAAATGGTTGCGCATAATCTCAGGCGTAAGCTCTTTGTAAGCATAAGCAAGAGGCTCTGATGCATTATCCGGCACAACCGACGCAGGCGCGGCAGCATAAACAGGAATAACGTCCGCTTGCTCTTTATTGCTTTCATCCGTTAAAGCCCAGAATAATTTCCCGGCCGGATGTTTGAAAATATAAGCAACTGGTTCTGCACTATCAGCTTCGCGCCGCTTCTGTAGCTCTGCTGCCATCGCTCTCACGACTTCAACTGGTGCCCTTGCAGCAAACTCCATGTTGGTGATCAGCTCATTAAGAAATTGCTCGCTGGGATACTGTTTCTTATCGGTTATAGTGGTCATATCACTCTCCTTTGATGCGAATGCCAGCAAGCCAGTTTCTTATGCCGATATATTCAGCGTTCCTGAAACCGCTTTTTACATATATAAATGGCAATCGAAGATTGTGACCATTGACTGCTAGGTAATCTTTACAACCCTGTTCGGTGAAACAGCAGGTAACGAATTCATCAATATCTTTCACAGCAACGCGCCGCCATTTTTCTGGTGGCTCTCGAAAGTTTTCATGAAGTAGCTCGAGACGACGACTATGGCGTTTATTGGCTTCATTGCCATCTTCGTCAACCCAGACAATCCGGTCATGGTCATAATCAGCATCAACAGCGATTTCGCGCTTTTGATACACACAAAACATGGGATCTGACGTTATTCGATTGTCCTGTGTTCGAATATTTTCACCGATGATGCCAAACGAATCTGGTGCAGATTTTGTCTGCATCTCTTCGATACGTTCAGCCATCGCAGCACACTCTTCAAAGTTGCTTAATGCTTTTCGCTCCCATTCGGCGCATTGTTTTTCCAGTTCTGCTATGCGCTTACTTCCATCCGCGATTACTCCCTCGTAATATTCACGCTGCTCGTTGAGTTTTGATTTTGCTGCTTCAAGCTCAACACGCAGCTTCCCAACCGTAAGCGCAATCTCCTCGTTCTCCTGGTCGCGGCGTTTGATGTATTGCTGGTTTCTTTCCCGTTCATCCAGCAG